TAGGCTGGTCGGGAAGTTTTTGAAGTACTCATCACTATTAGAGTGATTTGTAACTATTTGCCCATCATTGAACGGCTAGTCTTTTTTGCAGCAGGTTTTGGCATTGATTTGACAACAACCGAACGACCACCCTTGCTACCAGTTACACCAACAGATGTAACTTTTTTAACTGCTGGTTTAACAGGTTCAGGTTTCTGATATTTTGGTGCAGAAGAACCAGCAGGTTTCTTTGCTACTACAACAGGTTTCTTTTTACCTTTAGGCATTTTGCCACCAGATTTACTGTTGTCAAACATATAGGCGAATTGTGCTGCGTCTTTCATTATTTTTTAGTCCTTTTGTTTTTAGCGACAGGTTTTGATGGTTTAGAATACTCGCCATACCCAGTATATGATTTATCATTCTGTTTCATATTTACTTCACGGGCTTTTCTAGATGGAACTTGTGCTGATTTTGACTTTAATGTAGTTTTCATTAAAGAATCTCTTGATTTTTTTGAGTTTGCTTTAACAAAAACACTTGTTCCCGGAAATCCGCCACGACTATCTTCGTCAATTCCAACAAGTTGTTTTTCAACACGAACAGAACCTTTAGAAGTGTTCATTCCATAACCCTGTTGCCCACGTGGATTACGAGGAGCCTTAGCATTTGCTGCTTTAGTCATCTTGGCATCAGCCATACGAACCTTGGCTGCACTAGACGTTGCTGGTTTTTTCATTGATGCCATTATTGCTCCTGATTGTATTTGAGAAAATAATAGTGGTGGTGGCTAGTTGTCCATACTCCGATGTTACTAGTCCACCACCACCGATTAAATATTACTTACGGTGAATAGCGACCGTAGTTGAGTTTATTACAACACCAAGAAAGGTGCCTGAAGATGCAGCAGCAACTACAGCGTTACCAACTAGAACTATGCCAGATGCTCCAGCGGTCAACGTAATAGCGTGTGTTGCAGCGGCACCGTTCACAATTGTGAACTCAAATGATGTTCCAACAACTTCGTCACTAAGTTCAGCAAGAAGTTGTGCACCGGTTGGTGTAGTAAATGCTCGTCCTGCAGTTGGTTGTGAAACAATCATTTTTTTTCTAATGACTTCTTCTGCCGTTAAAGTATGTGCACCGTCAGACACAACAACTGGGGTTACTGATTCTGATGCAGCAATATAATCTGCGATACGGGTACGGGTGATTGCTCCTGATGTGGTATTTCCTACGAGTGGCATTTTGCCTCCTAATTAATAGATGATTTGTTTGAAGAATAGAAATAAGAATGTGGGGGGTTTCCCCCCCACAACAGTTATGCCGTTTTAGCGGTCAACTTGCCTTGCTTCTTGCAGTTGCGGACAGTCAAGTTGCCGTAGCACATGATCAAAGCGTAACGAGCATCCAAGTCCTCGGGACGGATAAACTCGGTCTGCTGGAACCACTTAGAACTATGACCAACAAGCGTAATGTACTTGGTGTTCAAGAAGAACATTGTTCCTGCGTTACAGTGCACATCGTACATGATTGGGGCAGCCTTGAACAACAAGTTCTGGAAGCCTGCATCAGCAGTCTTAGTGTCGGTGTAGCGCAATTGTGGTTGCAGCAATGACTCATACTTTTCAAACAAAGTCTGGCTAGTAAGGATTGTGTCTGGGTGATCGTTACCAACAGAAACGGTGTTGTAAGCGGTAGCCATTTGAGCAAGTGTCAAAGCGGTTGCAGTGTTTTCTTCGTATGACTGCCAGAAAGAGTTACCTGTTCCTGCACGATCAATACCACCAACGGTACCCGAAGACTCAACAAGGTTTCCAAGACCGTTCCAATCTTTACCACTGTTACCAGTACCATCGGCAAAGAACATGCGGTTGAAACCTTCACGCATTGACTCTTCAGCCTGCATGATTTTTGCTTCCAAAAGGTTGATGATTTCTGCTTCACCATTGTTTTTGGCTTCTTCAATACCACTGATTGAGATTGAAGCAGCATACTGCTTCCAATCGTATTCAGCAGCCGAGATACCCGTCTGAGGTGTAAGGCTGATTGAATCGTAATCGGAGTACGATTTAACCGTGGTGCTTTCACCGTAGATCAGTGGTTCAACAATTTTCGTTCCGCCGTTAAGCATGCGGATACGACCCTTGTCCATAAGGGTGTAAGTAAGTGGACGAGCGGTGAACACGTTGTCAGTAAGTTGTGAACGGTAGTTCGCAAGGGTGGTTGACAAGAGTGCATCAAAGTTAGCATTTCCCGGCATTGTAGCCTCCTATAATAGATGTGATTAGTTATGAAATTCCGAGTTGGCGTTTAGCCAAATCAAAAGCATCCCTTAAAGAACCAACACGTGAATCTTGACTGCTAGCACTTGCAGCACTAGCACCTCCAGAAACAACTCCCATTTGACGTTTAGATTCAACAATAGCATTTTCTTTAGCAACTTGATCTTGCTTAACTTTGCTCATTGCCTGCTCTTTATTCATAATTTTGTCAAAAGCGATTTGCTTGTAGATCCCTTCAAGATCAGTTGTTCCAGTTGCCAATGCTTTTGAAATAACTTCATTAGCATCAAAACCTTCACCATATTTGGTTTGTAAAGAATTAATATTATTTTCAAGTTGTTCGTAAGCACGTTGCTCTTCAAATGATTTAATTCTTGATTCAAGTTGACGATATTGCTTCTCCATTGGATCAGCAAAAATATCTTCTTCTTGAGAAAGACCTTCATTTAAATTGTAATGTTCTTTCAACAAATCTATAGTTGACTGAGGATCATTTTCCAACGCTTGTTGGATTGCCGCAGCAAACTGTAGTTGTTGACGTTCTTGACTTAGTTCCTGCGTCTTGCGGGTATAATCCGCTTGACGTTGGTAACCTGATAATGCTTCTCGTAGTGGTACTTCAATTTCTTCACCAGCAACAGGTAGTTTGACCTTACGGTCAGCGTACTCGTCCCAAGAAAAGTAATCTTCTTCACCACTTGAAGAAGGTTCGCTTTCAACGCTTTCAACTTGTCCATCTATAATGGGGTCTACTTCAGTGATTGCATATTCATTTGTATCGCTCATGGAGTCCTTGTCTGGTTGTTCCTATAGATAGATGTAAGTTTGTAACATTATTGTGGTGGCATTCCACCACCTAGCATTGCTGCTAGTTCTGGTGGGATACCACCCTGTTCAGCCATGGGTTGTTCCTGTGGCATACCTTGAGGTGGCATACCGCCCTGTTCAGGTGGCATACCACCTTGCTCTGGACCCATTTGTTGCTGTGGTGGTGGGGCAAGGAACGCTTCAGGTGACTTAATGCCGAAACCAAACTGGAGTACGTGTCTGGCCAAAGATGCCATGTCAACTACACCTGCCCCGACGAATGGAGCCATTGCATCAACAAGTTGCAAAGCCATTTGGCGACGGAAAGACTCGTTAACTGGCTGGGTTGATCCGCCTTCTACCTCGAAATCAAATTCTCCTTGAATGAAATCTCGGTCAAAGTTAATCCATAGTGGGATCGCATTGGAACCAACAACACGGGCAACTTGTTCACCTGTCATGTATTGTTGCGCTAAAGCGACAAGTCGTTTTGCGCAAGAACCAATATTGATTTCAATCAAAGCCAACTTTTCTGCTGCTCTAGCATTGCTAGCATCTTGAGCAATAGCAGCCTCAGTAGCAGTACGACGGATCTCAGGCATTGCACCACGCATGTAGTCTGATACACCAGATACACGATCCATGTCGCCAGAGATCAGGTTTGACTGGTTGTAGAACTCTGGTGGGCTGATAACCGCTGGCATTGGTACGATGACTCCACCTAAAGGTTCGTCACCTGACACTGGCACCATGATGTTATCTTCATCTGATTCTAAAGCAGAACGACCATCAGGGTCAAAAGCGGATTCACGGTACAGCCATTTGCGTGAGAACCGTTTACGGTGGTTCATCATCTGTGTACGTGTAGCGTTCAATTCGTGCTGCAGTGATTCAATTGCCTCCAGTTCACCCATTGGGTAGAAATGTTCTGGGATCTCGTAGTTGCGTAACATCACAAATGGGTGACCAAATGTGAAAGGAATCTTTGTTGGGTTAATCAGGAACTTGTCTGGACCATCACAAAAAACTGCCATAGTTTTTGTTGTAATGTCGTACCATTCCCAAACCTCAACGTAAGAGTCACGTTCCGCACCGTAAGGTTGTTTAGCCTGTGTGTCCTCACTGTACTTTGAATACAATGTAGGTTGTGCTTCAGAACGTGCAGTAGAGTTGTACCTACGGTCATTTTTTACATCCACTAGTGGACGTTTGATACGTTGTGCAATCCAACGCACATCATACATTGATGTAGCGTCTGGATCAACAAACACGTCAAAAGGGCTGATACGTTCAATAAATGGGCGATCTTCTGTAACGATTAGTTCTGTTTCAACATTTGATTCAGGAAGAAGATCTATGTAGTCATTTGAATCGTCCAAAGGACTACTTTTTGCTACTTTGTCCTCTTCAACGAAACGGTATCCTGCCTTAATCCAACCGTGACCAAAAATAAGAAAGTCTTTTACTGCAGCCTTAAACTGTGTTTGACAATCGTAGTGTCTCCACCAGTAGTTGACAATTGATTCAGTAATTGTTGCTTTGTCAGCATCTTCTGGTTTTCTAGCAGAAACAGTAATCTTAGGGTAGTTTACCGAAACGCTAGGTGCAATAACGTTAATGGTTGAAAACGCCATGTTGACCAACAGGCGGTCTTCGTCTGAATAGTTTTCATAGTGACGTCCACGATATAGATCCAACATGCGTTTCCATGTTGTATCCAACTCTTCTTGCTTTCGCATCCGTTTAGTTTGACTAAGTTTTGTGCGATAACGTTTGAGTAACTCAGCATTGCTGGTACGTGCCATTATTTAGAACCACCAACACCAAAAGCAGTATCTTTAGGGTTAAGAAAACGCATTACAACAGGAAGACCGGCTGCCCAAAGAGCATTTGCTGCCATTTTAATGTCTCCTGTTGATGCATAAACTGCTACCGCTGCACCAAGTACGCTTCTTGCGTACGATGCAACCATTGCTTTTTGTTGTTCACTCAGTTTAATTACCATTGTTATGCTCCTTGATATGCTTGTTTAGGTTTTCATCTACACGGTCTACTTTGAGAACCATGTGGTGTAGTAAATCTCGAGATTCGCCATGTTGTGCAGTGTTTTCTCGCCGTAACATTTGTAGTAAAACTACAATAGGTCCAGTGATTACCGCAACAGCAATAGCGACAGCCCAATCCATTAGATCCAACGACTTCCAATTGGTTCAGCCTTTATGCCTGCTGCTGCTGCTTGTGCCACCTGTTGACGTGCCTGTTCCCCAATAGTGGGTCCGTGGAATTGTTCCTTGCCGTAAGTAAATCCTAAACGGATGCCTTTTAGGTGGCATTTGAAACAGTATTCTCCACGACGAGGAAGATCGTCGTGTTCAAACTTTGCTGAGCAGTCTTTGCAGGTATAAATTGCCATAGTATTAGATTATTTTGTCACGTTCTGGTAGAGAATGAACCTATAACAAACTTTGGTTGCTGTTTGTTGGGTATATGCCTAGACCACCAAGCCATACTGTTCTTGGGTGGTTCTTGAGAAATCTGGTATTCAGGCAACCAAACATACTTAAGCATTTGGTTTGTTATCGCCAAAGACATAACACGGTCGTCATGAGGAGAACCATGAGTTTTACCGTTAGCCTCACGAATGAACGTTCGCATCTC